TTCCTACCATTTTCAGGGTAAGTGTTTAAAGGTGTGATACCCTCAAATTCTTTAACCATTCGGGACGGTCCTGAGACCATATATCCCTTTTCCGATGTAGACTTACTGTCGAACGTAAATAACGTCCCAGGGTCCACCGTATCACTCCCTATGTAGAATTTTCCGTCTGGTGGGTCTAACCCGATTAGTCCTTGTACAAATCCAATTGCTTTATTGACCACTCCGTCTGTCGAAGAGTCAAAGTTTGGTTGGTATTTGTTATAATTTACCGATTTAAATAATCTCGATTTTTGTCCTCCTGAAGTATATTGTAGTAACTTCTGACTATATGTTTTTTTACCACTACTAAAATCTAAATTTAAGATTTTACCCGTAAGTTCTTTTGCCTTATCTATAAATTTCTCAACACCACCTTTCTCAACATTACTCTCGAAGAACTCTCCCGGTATGTATGATACGGGCAATTCAACACCTGAAACTCTCCCGATGTATTCCGCAGCTCTAGTAATTGGACTACCCGGCACCGTGATTTGATAATCTCTCTCAATAAGTGGTTCCCTACCAGTTAATAGTCCCATCGCAGTATCAGGATTACTAAATGCCTCCAACACATTAATTCTACCCAACGTAGAACTCTTTAGTTTAACACCCATAGTTTCTAACACCAACCCCTGTAGTTCCGCTCTCGCAATTCTAACCATGGTACTATCCCCCTCAGCGGTTTCGGCACCATCACTCACTATCGAAATTAAACCACCAACATTAGAACTAATAGTAAAACTATCGAAATAATTTAAAGTAGTTCCCAATCCGTTAATCACACTCGACACACTATGAAATGCGTATTCTTCGGGTCCGTAAATGTTTAACCCCGACACCGCAGGTTGTATTCCCGACCCTACCTCAACAACATCTAATTGTGGGGTAACTGATAAATTACTAGTATTTTGTACTGAATAGTCTCCGTCCGTAAAATTTTTAGGCAACGTCGCACTATACCCATAAGAGTCAGATAGGTTTCTAATTAGAAGTTGTTTTCTAATTATCTCTGTATTTGTAAAACTTAGATTTGACATATATTATTAAATATTCCTTATATTATTATTCTCTCTCATAGGTGTATGGTATATTACTCGACAAATCAAAAATCCTTTTCTTAACCCCATCCGTCTGAGACTTCAAAAGGTCACTACTCTGAACCTTACCGTTAAATGAGTTATTAACCGTTAGTTGGACTGGAGTATTACTTTTCTCCTCATTCCGAATCCTCATCTCATTCTCCTGAGATTTTAATTTAGTCACCGCTCCATCTTCTTTACCCGCGACTTTTGAACCCCAAATGTCCTTAACATTTATTCCCATCTGTTCGAGTGGTATCGTTATCTTAGACATAAAATCCCTTAATGGTCCAAGTGACTCGTTTTCAAGACCAGCATTAGACGATAGAATGGTCATAATACCTTTAACATCTTGGTTTTCAATAGATTTAGAAAGGGATTTAAATACGTCACCAGTCTTATCGGTCATATTATAGACTAAATCATTTAAGTCATCCCCAAATAGAGTAAATAACCCCCCGTCATCACCAAATGCTCCCATATTAAATGCAATACTTTTTAAGTAGTTATTCGCCGCAGTCGATATGTTCATCTGCTCTCTTAATATATCTATTTGACTCATCTTACCGTTCTTATCTTCCTGTCTTAACATACTGATAGATTTGGTAAGTTCATCATTATCCATACTCGCAATCGCTTGTCCGTTAATAGTCACCTGACCGTCGGTACTTAAAACCCCTAACGAAGCAACTAATTCTCTATCTTCCTCAGACATATTAGGCATAAAAGATATCTTATCCTTTATCATGTCTCTACGTGCTGCGGATTTAGCTTCCTTCATCACTACTCCGACGTCTTTACCCATCACCTTAGCGAACTCTCGAGCTCTCCTTAAATCTAAGGGTGACGACTCAAACTCTTGTGTTGACTCGTTAAACGATACAAACTGTTTTTGAGCCTCCATTATTTGCTCCGTAAACCCATTCATATCATTTGTCGGCATAAACATAAGGTCAATAGCATTACCCAACCTACCAAAATCACCACCCAAAACGTTAAGTTGTGCCGCCATTTCAATCGCATTTTCAGGGTCAAACAAACTCTCCGCCTTAGACGCCGCCAATGATAAATCAAATTTAATTAATGATGCTTTCGCAGCTATTTTTGTGAATCCATCAATACCCCCTTTAAACCCGAGAGTATTTACTAATTGTAAGTTTTTGGTTGCGTCCTCAATGAACGACATACTGTTAAGTCCCATACTCCTAGCCGTTTCACTCATATCGGTTAAAATTTTAGGACCCTTTACCAACCCAATACCCAATCCTTCTAAATTACCCGTGAATTCACCAGCAGCTTCAAAAGAAACCCCAGCAGCCTTCGCAGATAATGTTAAATCGGTTAACAACCCTTTAGATAATGGTATTGCTCTACCTAACGTGGAAATAGTTTTTATATAAGTAGAGTTTATATCCTCCAACCCCACACCATAAACCATAGTGTCCTTGGCTACTCCGACCATTTCAGACCTAATATTACGAGCTAATTCCCCCGTAATCCCCATCTTGGAATTAATCTCATATCTCAACGCTTGGTCGATATTCATAATCGGTTGGATTATCTCCTCCATCGCAAGTTTAAGGGATTGTGTTGTTTTTTGAATAAAAGTTAAATCCACATTTGAAAGAATGTTAGTTAACTTTAATACGGTATCCGCAACATTCCCCAGATTTTTATTCCATTTCAATGTAGAGCTATTCGCATCCCCTAACTTATTAACTATAGAACCATAACCATCACCACTATCCTTCAATGTTTTACCTGACTTTTTTTGCAGTTCCTCCATCATGTAAATGGTTTCCGCGTTGGTTAGAACCTTTCCATTACTAACTTTTTTTTGGATGTCGCTTAGTTTACTCATAGTTAATATTTTTAAACCACATTAGTGGTATAACAATAAATATCTAATGATGATTTTTTAAAGTGGATTAGTTAGCCTTTTTACTATTTTCCCATCCGTCCGTCTCTTTTTGCTTTTCCTCGACTAACATATTGAGTAAAAATTTTCGCTCAAATACAGGCATAGACATAATATCTAAATAAGAAAAATTTAGATACTTTGCCATATAATAAGTTTCCTGTAATTGTACTGCTTTATAGTCCGTAGAAAGGACGAAAAAACTCTGGTCCAAACCCAAAAAACGTCTGTATTTTTTTTCCTGAAGGTAGAATTAACTCTACCTCCTTGTTAAGACCTGGAGTATTATCAGACACAAATCGTCTGAAGTGTTGTGAATCTTTAATAGGTAGGAATTGAATTATGTGTGATAATTTCATCGGGTCCCTCTCTCCGTCAACATCTATTATCATTTTTTCCAATCGTTTAGTAATTGTCGGCTTGATAACCATATCTTTATAGAGGTCGTCCATTTGGTTTAACTCTTCAAGGTCTTTAGTATTTAAAAAACGGAATTTAATATCCTTACCACTTGATAATTTATATTCGAACAACCCTTCCGAATCTGAACTAATAGTTAGTTTTTTGTATTTCACGTTTTGTAAGTCATATTCGACCTCAACCTGTTCCGAAGTATCAGGGTCGGTCACCACTAGCGTAATCATAGAACCGTAGGCCGTATTTCTTAACCATAGTAAGATAGCTTCTTTATCTGACTCGTGTAATTCTTCCACTGTAATATCCTTATCTAAGATTTTAGCCCGTAATAACTCATCAATGACCTTACCAGACTTAATTAAGTTTTGTGACGTTAAGATGTTCTCATCAGTCGCAGTTAAGTAAGAAACCTTAATAGAATCTTTTTTATTCGCGTAAAACACTCCTTCTGACGGTAGTGGTATTACGTCAAACGCAATTTCCATTCTATAATTATCATCGTTCATATAATCTTGTTTTATTTAAAATATAAACCATAAGACTTAATTGTAAAGCATAAAAAAAGCCCACAATTAAGTGGGCTTTATATAATTTATTTATGGCCGTTATAAAATTAATAAACTAAAATACATCTATCAGGTCTAAGCGTAACTGAAATGTCAGCTAAACCTTCGTCTGAATAAGAAAGGTCGTTAAAGTTTAAGTCAGTAATGAACGTTCCTTGGATTATCCATTTTTCTACAACAACCCCTGTTGGGTCTAACATATCTAATTCGATATCCTTTTTGTATCCTGCTGCGTATCCCATTCTACCTGTAACAGACTCCGCGTGTAATCTAAACCACTCCATTAGTGCTTGTGCAGCTGAAGGACCGATTGGGTCTTTAAACGTCACGTTAAGAGTATTCCAATTGAATCTACCAGCAACAAATGTTGAAGTATTTAAGAAAGGAATCTCTACTGCCCCAATATTCGCTGAGGGTCTTGCGGTTGTACTTACGTACCATTCGTTAATACCTAACGAAGACGGGAATCTTAAAATAAACCTGTTCTTTTTCTTTGGTTCGTATGGAACAGGCATTTTCATTAATAAATCAGCCATTGTATTGTTTTTTAATTAGTTTTTTTATTTACTTATAAATATCAAGTGTTTGTAAAATATATTCAATCTTACTTGACATTGTGATTTTAAATCTACATATTTCTAGTATACCAGTATAAAACATATAATAATACCAGTATTTATAATATCTAATAATAAATATATAAATATTACTAGTATATACTAGTAAGGATAAAATCTACATTTTTACTTTATTGTCTTTAGTGTAATATACATTAACACTATCATCTCCTTTGTCATCTAAATATTGCTTCACGTTATCTACGTTAGCCTTATCATCATCTGAAAAACCTATCTTCGGTACAAAGTTATTATGGATATCATTTTCCAATTCCATTGTCATCTTTAATTCGTCAGATAATTTATTAACGTGTTTAATAAATCCGTCTAAAGCGATAATCTTATCCTTTTCAGGATTAGCAGCACTACCTTTACCGAAAGATACAGGGTGGAACTCACACATATCTAAATATTCTCGGAACATTTGTTCGTTATCTCCTTCTATTACTCCCTTATATTTTTTTAATGAACTAACACACGATTCGAACGATAGTCCCGCCTTACCAGCCTTAACTATCTCCTCTACTCCGTCTCTTAGTGACTCAGGGTTATGTCCCCTTGCGGTTATAATTGAGAAGATTGAACCTCCATTAATACATTCTACGAAATCATCCCATGATGGTCCTGTTTTCGCAACTAAAGAATCCTTAACGAATTGTTCATTACCCTCAGGTCCAAAATTAATAAATGGTTCCTTAGCGAATCCAGTAATAGTATGACCCTTAAAGTCAAAGTTTTCTTTTCCTATTTTACTTCTATACTCGGCGAAATCAGCCGTACCCATACCTATTTCTTGGTCACCAAAAGTAGATACCATAATTTCCGTCGGCATAAACATAATGTTATCATCCCAATCAAAAGCATAGTATTTAAAATCAGGATTACCTTCGTCGTCAAACCCTTCGGTTACTTCGACGTTCATAATTTCCATCAATCTTTTAATGTTTTCTTCTAATAAAACTTTTTTCATATTGTATTTTTAAAAAAAAAGGGAAGGTATTCCTCCCCTCTTTATGTTTAATTTTAAATGTTTTCGAAAGATGCTCCTGTAGGAGTCACTAAGAATTCGATGTCAATAAACTCAAGTGCTCTTGTTGGTTTGATGTAAATCTTACCCGACAATTGATTTCTATCCATATCTTCAGGTGAAGACGATACCTCAACCTTAAATTCTGTTAAACCTCTTTCTTTCTTAATTCCTTCTAATATTGGGTTAACCAAACTTAGAAATTCGTTTCTCACGACATCATCATTTTGTTCAAATAATAATCTCACCGCCACGTTAGAAATTAACTTTCTAGCTTGTAATAGTAATCTTCTTACGTTGATTCTATCTAATGCCGATTCTCTAACCTGTAATGTCTTATTACCAAAAATAATAGTACCTACATCTGAGAACGTAGCAATTGGATTAATTCTATTACTATATAGTGTATCTCTCTCGTCTAAAGTTAACTTCTTTTTCGCTTTAATTGAATTAACTAAACCTCTTTGGTAACCCGCAGATGCGAACCATGGAAAGGCAATGTTATCCGTTAATGCTATATTTCTTAAAACCTCTCCTGTTGGAGCCACATATACTTGTACTGAATTTTCAGTGTCTCTTACTTGTATCCAAGGCCAGTACGTAGCTGAATAGTTAGAGTCAAACCCGATATCTTCTAAATCATCTACGATTTCATCTACAGTGTCTCTGTTTGGTGAATCGATGATATATAATGAATCTGCTCTTTCTTGTTCTACCATATCAATTGCTTCACCAACTAACGAAGAGTGGTCGAAGAAGTTAATCCCTGGTGTTGAGAATAAGTTAATGTCGATAGCCTCAGGATTTCTATATGTCATAATCCCGTCTAAAAACGCATAATAATCAGACTCACCTACGTTAGCATTAAAACCTGAGTTATTATATGAATTCTTACCAATCATATATTGGTCTTTATTTGTTCTTTCTTTTCTGAAAATATCAAACCCATCGTGTCCACCTACAGGTGCCAATGTGAATTTACAGGCAGATAACTTAATAAAGTTACCTTCTGTTATTTCAAAATTCTCAGGTGACTTAACGAATTCATTACCATCCGCTTGTGATGATAAGTGAAATCCTTTAGTCGTTTCACCTTGAATTGATTTCCCTGAAAATTCAAAGAATGAAGGGTCAAATCCAACTGTGTTAGAGATACCCATATAAACTTTTCTTACTTTATCAGCATTTACCTGAACTGCATCACCGTTAGAATCAACTCCTATCGTTTGACCTGCCACGTAATATTCTGATTTATAAAGAATGTCTGAGTTAGATGCCGTATTAAAACCGTAGTCTTTTACTTCATAACCTCTGAAACCAGCTGGTACAGAATCTGAAGGTGCTTCTAATCCTAATTCTAAAATAACGTATCTAGATTTTAATTCGTATTCACCATCAGATGTTCCCACTTTTCTAGCAACATAACCCGGTACTTCAGGATTCATAGAACATCTTGAGAATTTTTCAATAACAATAGGACTCGCATCCGTATCGAAGAAGTCTCTTACTACAATGTCAAATTCTTGTTTCTCGATATTAATATTAACAATAGAAATCTTAACTTCTTTTGCTGATGAATCTCCGTCTGAGATAGTGATGAATCTGAATAAGTCAGAAACTAACCCACCTCTTACTTCTGAAACAACATAAGGAGTTACTGATGACGTGTATGACTCTTTAAAGTCTCCACCGTCAGAAACGCTTTCTAATATTCCAGTCGATAAACCTTTTACTTTACCTGTTAATCCTAACCACGTTAAGTAGTTATCATAAACCTTATCCACATATAAAGGATAAAGGTCAGGGTTCTTGTCGTAAGCACCTTCACCAATAACCTTAGTTAAGAACTTCTTAGAAGAAGAGCTTAAGTTACACGTAAATTGGAATGATTGAGAACCTGAAGAAACATCTAACTTAAAGTCAGCCATTGAATCAGACTCAACATTAATTTGAGTACTTGTTAATGTAACGTCCGACGTTACTTTATGTGTTAATACATCGCCATTATACTCCGCTCTTGACCTTAAGATTGCCACTGTTTTGTCGTGAGCCTCTGAAAATCTATTAGCGGTGATAGTTTGGATATGTAATTTAAATTTAATTGTTCCGTTATCATCAAATAACCCACCTGAGTAAGAAATTCCTGACTCATTTAAAGTATTACTATTTAATGATTGGAATGCCCAAGACGCATTAGACATTGAGAACACTGAAGTGCTAACATATGAACTAAGGTCAATGAAATTAGGACCAACAACTACTGAAGTTGTTAAGTCACCACCCGAAATAGATTCGTTTATGAAGTCTAAAGCCGTTTTAATTGTCCCGTTAGACATTTCAAATGACTCGGTTATTGCAGGTCCCCCTGTTAAATCCAAACTACCTGATGGTAATAAGTCAATAAGATGTTCAACACTACTTCCTAATGAAATAGTTGAAATGTCTATATTGGCGATTGTCTTTATTGCGTGTGCATCACCACCATCATACCCAGAATACCCTAATACTCTCGTCACAAATAATTGTGATGATTGATTTAAGAATGATTTTGCGTAGTACGGTAATTGGTACTTTAATGTTTCTCCTAATTTCTCAGGTGATTGTCCGCCAAACAACGTTTTAAATTCGTTGTAACCCGAAACTAATACGGGTTCGAATGCGGGACCTTTTTTTGTTTCTCCTACTAAACCTAAAGTAGATACACCTACACTTTGAGATACGTAACTCAAGTCTTTTTCTGATGTATATACACCCGGTGAGACGAAAACTCTGTTAGAATTTGCCATTATAAAATATTTTTTTTTATGTAATTTATTTCTTTACTACTATAAATATTTATCTTTTTCCCAAAAGACTTTTTAAAAAATATTATATTTATATGATGTATGTTTTTTTTCATACTTTTTTCATACCACATATTATGAGCGATAAACCAATTAAAAACATTAAGATATCAGAATACCATCATAAACTACTTAAGACCCATTGTAATAAAGAGGGTTTAAAGATGTTTAATCACGTTGAGAGGTTAATTGAGGAGAATTGTAAACCCAAGACGGATATCTACGGAGAGAGTTAAATCGTCCTAAGATATACTACGGACATTTTAACCCCATTAGACCCTTGAATTGGTGGTATCTCGTTAACCACTATTTTAGTTGTGCCTTTTTCATATGTATAGTAGTCGACTTCAAGTTGTAGTAATCCACCAACGTCTAAAAGTATGATACTATCTATCGGAAAGTCCGTATTAAACTCTAATGTTGTATCATCAAAATCAAATGACTGGTTAGACACTGTAAGTACCTTATTATCGTTAGTTGTGAAATCAGTATCATATGTATATGTTACCCTCACAACCGAATCTTTAGGTGGTGGAGTAAGAAAAATAATATTAGAACTAGTTCCGTTATGTATATAATCGACACCTAATCTTTGTACTAACCCATTTATCTCCACATAGAAAAGTGTGTTAATCTTCTTTTGAACTTTAAATGTTGTTGTTGTACCATCACCAACAAAGGTGTTGGTCTCAACCTCAATATTAGATTTAATTATTTTTTCTATTTTAACCGCAGAACCCTTAGATGGGGAAAAACTTGATTCTATCATAACCATTTGTCTATCAACCGCAGGTACCACCTCAAACTCCTCTTCGTCCATTAAGAACCCTTGCATTTGGAATGAGTATGTTTGTTGATAAAACCTCCTACCCTCAATTGCGTCTATCTGTGATTGGTCAGCGATTGATGATAATACGATTGGAATATAATGACCTTTGACTACAGTATACGCCTGTCTTGATGAGAATTTCTGCATCACTTTTTTATTAAAACTGTTAAGTTCCCTCATTCTATTACATACCACAACAACTTCGAAAGATAAATCCACCGGTACTGGCTGAGGTATTTTATAGATGTCCGCACCTAATCTATTCCCGTCCCACGTACTAACCTTTCTATAGAAGAATGTTTGTCTGTCAGGTATCGTATACATCAAAGCGGGATTTGAACCATATGGTACTTCAGGTTTTCTAACCACCACAATAAACGGTATTTGTATCTTTTCTTCTTTGTCTGTGAACTCCCACGTACTTGATAGTTCAGCCCATCTTTGTAAGGATAAAATCTTATCCACAAAATTCACTGGGTTTCCATCGGTATTGAACGTTAAGTGTTCTTTAACGAATTCTAACATACCTAAATCCAAATCTTCGTGCATTACCGACTCAGGAAGGTTAGTATCTTGATTCGTTATCTGCTCTAACATTTCCTGTCTTCTATCTAATAACGTTTTCGTTGGATATGCATTAATATCCTTTTTAACTTTCTTTGGTAGTGACATAATTACATTCCCTTAAATTGGTCCTCACTTACTGGTGTACATAAAATAGTTCTATAGAACGCTTTAAATCCTCCATATGTGTGTTTATTATCTGACGTTACCTTCCCGTCGTTTGCGACTTCATAATAACGTACTTTATCTTCTGTTTCGTAATAACCAACGTAATCACCATAAGAAATATCAATTCCTTCTTCCTCCAAATGGTGTTTATAAATTGATACGGTCATATTACCCGGCTCTAAATAACGACCTAACCCGTTTGAGTAGGTTTTATTATCAGGACCGGCTATTTGTACATATCCTTTAAATTCGGTTGGTGGGAAGAATTTAATCTCACCCTTACCTGATTCCCCGTAGACGTCGTCGACAGATTTACTCTTATCAACTCGGAATAACACCATTGTGAAATTCATGTCACCGTGCAACCACTCCTCTCCCATCGACAACTCCAAATCGAAATCATCGTAAGAAAAAAACTTATTCATCCTGTTTATCGGTTGTTTCTTTTTACCCATAATAATAAATATCTATTGATTATGTTTATTCTAAGCTTTATCTTTTATAACATAATATGCGTTTATGATTCCAGAACAAAAGGCAATTGAAATCCTAAAAACTTACGAAGGTGGTAATAACTACATCTTATCCTGTAAAGAGAAACTTTTCTTTACTAAAGGATATAAAACTTCGCGCTCACAAGCAGAATACATAATAAAGAACCATACGGAAACCCCTAAGGTTGCTCGTAAATGGGTTGACATAGACCCGTATTTTGGGGAAAAATTAAGAGAGGAAAGGTTATTACCAAACTCTCCACCTCAAATATATATCGAAAAATTATTAGCACAAACCGATAAAGCGTATCATATTTATGGTAAAATAATAGAAAAGTCCCCTATGGAATTTATATGGGTTCCAAAGTCCCATATCATTTCCAGTAATGAGCGGGTTGTTGAGGTTGATTGGAGCCCTTACGACCATAGACCACCAATGGAACACCAAAAAGAGGCAATAGTTAAACTTTTGGGTAATGATAAATATATATTAGCTGACGACATGGGGTTAGGTAAGACAACCTCAGCGGTAATAGCAGCAATTGAGAGTGGGGCTCAAAAAATATTAGTTATTTGTCCCGCATCTTTAAAAATCAATTGGAAACGAGAAATTCAGATGTATACGGAAGAAACTGTTGGGATAGTGGAAGGTAAGAAATGGGACGATGGTAAGTTTGTAGTTATAAACTACGACATCATTAAAAACTTCCATGCAATACCTAAAAAGAGCGACGACGAAATAAAGTCTAAATTCCTTGATGAGGGGTTTGATTTAATACTAATAGACGAAGCTCATTATATATCTAACAAACAAGCAAAACGAACACAATTGGTTAATCACTTAGTTGGTCAGGTGGGTAAAGTATGGTTATTAACCGGAACCCCAATGACATCTAGACCGATTAACTACTTTAACCTATTACATATAGTGGGTTCACCATTAACTATTAATTGGGCCGGATACGTAAAACGTTATTGTGATGGGTATCAGTTTATGGCGGGACATCGTAGGGTGTGGAACGTAAATGGAGCATCTAATTTAGAAGAATTAAGGGATAGAATTAAGCCACACGTACTTCGTAGGTTAAAAGATGACATCTTAGACTTACCTGAAAAAATTATAACACCAATCTACTTAAGCCTACAGTCTAAAGAATATCAACGAGAAATCGGGGCATATATAGAATGGGAGACAAACCCAGATTCAAAGAAGTCGTTAGCTCTTAGACTTTCTAAGTTAATGATGGCACGACAAATTGTTGCCGAGTCTAAATTAAACTCCACCTATGAACTTATTGACTTAGCTCTTGACCAAGGAAAGAAAGTGATTGTTTTTACCAATTTTACTGCGACGCTAGAGGAAATAGCGTGGAAATATAATAAACGTTCCGTAACTTTAGATGGTAGAATGTCTAAACAAAAGAGACAAGAGTCCGTAGATAAGTTTCAGAACGACGATAAGACTACGGTTTTTGTTGGTAATATTAAAGCTGCTGGTGTTGGGATTACGTTAACCGCTGCTGAGGTAGTAATTTTTAATGACCTATCATTCGTACCTTCAGACCACGCACAAGCAGAAGATAGGGCATATCGTTACGGACAAAAATCCAATGTATCCGTTTTCTATCCGGTATTTGAAAATACCATTGAAATGATTATATATGACATACTGCAGAGAAAGAAAAATGTGATTGAAACGGTAATGGGGGATAATGAAACTGATGATATGTCTTCTTCATTAATGAGTGACCTATTAAAAGTTATGAAAAACGATAAGTAATGAGTATTTACTAATATGGGAAAACTTAGACAAACGATTAAAGAAGAGGTGGATAACCTTAGGTTTCAGAAATTAACTAAAATGGTTTCTGTTTATCTAATGAGTCGTGGCGTTACAGAATTCGACTATTCTGACGATAGACAATTGGGAATGATAACGAAGTTATTACATAGTTCTGGGTTAAGTTGGAAAGACGGTGAATTAATGGATAAAATTATGGGGGCTTTTCAAACCTCGAAGACTACCAATTATGATGACGAATCCTTTAACCGAAACCCTGTCGAAAAGGCGTTTGATGTTGAGGTTACCGTATCATGGAGTGGTTACGGTGTCGACACGTATGAGGGTCAAATATATGGATACACTGAGTATGATGTCGCAAAAGGTATTACTGATGAGGGAACGTACAATGAGTTAGATATGACCGATAGGGATTTTAGGAATTACGAATCTGACGATATTGATTATCAGATTAATCCAATAATTAGTCCATTGGAGGAGACGACCCTAATTAAGGAAAGTAATGAGACTGTGGATTTTTACTTAAAATACTACTCGGACCTAATCCCTTCTAATCATAAGATTATTAAAGAAGGGAACCAAATCATCATTACAATTACTGAGTAACATAAGTCTTAAATTGAGATTTAAGAACAATAGAATAAAGACCTTCCCATTCTTGGACTTGAGATTTAGGAATCCAAAAGTCGAAAGAACCAATTTCTTCGACTCTCTTAGCTAAGTCCACATTAAATCTCACCACGTCAGACTCGTCCTTTAGATATTTCAATCCGGTGTTAGTTGCACAAGTTTTACCCATCCCTGAAGCCATTGACAGTTTATCTGACAACGCTCTTCCACAACAACGACATTCAACCCCAACTACTGTAGATAATTTACCTCTAAGGTGTATCGCTTTACGAGACGCTCCGATTAGGTGAGTAACATCAACTTGAATCGGTAGGAATTTTAAATCTTTCTCCTCTTTGATTTGACGAGCAATATACTGACGAATACGTATAGTGTTTTTACCTGTTAATGTCATCGGCTCTACCATTTTATTCTGAACCTTTCTATTAATCGCCATTAACCCAGCGTCGATTTGTTTTTCAGTTAGACGACCATATTTATCATATTTAGACTGAAGGTCAGATATGAACTTATTAGTTCCTTTATAATCCATTATTTGTTTGATGTTCTCACGAACCTCGATTGGCGCCATAGACTTAACCTTTTCCTTCATACCATTTCTGATTTTATCAACGGCGATTACTTGTGCCGAAGTTAAACGTCCGTACTTTGCGTAACCGTTTTTAACTGAATTTAAGAATGGGTTACTACCGTTGTATTCTGAGATGAAAGAGGATGTTGTCATGATTTTCTATTTTAGGTTCACTACAAAGATAATAAAAATTCCCATCACTACAAACTTAAACCTACCTTTTTTTTAAAAATTGTTTACACTTATAAAAGTATTTATATAAAAGAAATCACATGGGAAGATTAAAAATATTAATTAACGAGTCGTCAGAATCGTCATATTGGAATAGGGCATCTGAGATAGTACTTAATGGTGAGTGGAAAAAATTCATATGGGGTATCGTAATGGATACGTACCGACCGTTAAGTAGAACCATATTTAACGACAAGAGGTATGAGGGGGCAACCACTATCGATGGGAAGTGGCATGGAATAATTAACAGGATTAACACCAATATTAAGTTATGGGCTCGATTGATAGAGTACTACGATTTAGACCCAAATAATCCTTCCCTTAAACTTATAGAGGATTTAAAGTCGTTGGTGATTAAGGACATTGATTCTTTATTTTCTGAGGACGGGGAACTTTATTTAAGGTTTGTAGTACCAATTATAACTAATACCGTAAGTAAAGGTGAAGAAACTGAAACCAAATCGGTGGAATTATTAGATGGTTGCCCAATATTTAATGGTCTAACCATTGAGAAAGTGGGTGGTGACGGAGTAGGGATAGATATGAGTGACGGGGTAGATGTAGTCGCTTATCAAAACGTAATTACAATACCAACTTACACAATACAAGTAAAACCATTTTCGGGGATATCTGAAGGTAGAATCGGACATTTCATTGATGGAATCGGAAAGGGTAATATAAAAGGATATAGTACGAATTTCATTGCGTTTGTGAATGGGTCAAAAATTATTTTAGCCGATTCAAAAAAATGTAAATTACAAAAAAATGGTTCATATTTAATTCTTAATACGGGAATAAAATGGCAAAGAGGAAATGACCTTTTAAATGAAGACTTAGATATAATCCGTAACATTTTAAAGTTTATTTAAAACAAAGATATTTATATATAAAATACACAATGAGTATTAACACTAAAAATAAGGCAAAACTTTATAAGCAGGTATTACACCTCTTAGGCGCTCCTATTCGGTCAGTTGAATTAGATGAGGACCAAATGGGCTCATTACTTGAATTATCGTTGAGTGAGTACGAACAATACATACAGGATTGGTTAATCGAATCTCAATGGACCTCCCTAAACGGACTTAACGTTGACGAAGAATCACTAGCCAGAGCATTCACAACTAGAAGTGTGGATTACGAAACTCAATTCACATACGCGTACTCTAAAATCGTGGGACTACAAACAGGTGGTGATTGGGTCTTAGAGAAAGATTATATTGAATTGGTGTCAGGGCAACAGATGTATCACATACCAAAAGGTAGGGAACTTAACGAATTATTATGGTTTAACCGAGCAGAACTTAACGAGTCATTAATCGACCCATTCATGGGTAGTGGTATGGCCGGTGGTGGTATGGGAGGTGGAGGTGGATTCACTCAAATGGGAATTCAGGGTGGTATGCATATGATGCCAGCATTCGACATATTACTAAGACTCCAAGATAGAAATTTAAAAAATAGGATAATCGGTGGTGACCTAACTTATCGAGTAACCGCAGCACCTGATGGTGGAAAATATATTCATTTAATGAATGTTCCTGGAGGTAAGTTCGATTTTGGGTCTCAATCATTGAATAGAGATAAAGTATGGTATTGGTATTATAATACCGAGGATAGAGTGAAATGTATGGCAGATAATCCTGACGTAGTTAAACTACCGTCTGATGTCGAGACCGAAGAATTAACATGGGAATCAATCAATAAGCCAGCACAGAATTGGGTTAGAAAATATTTCATAGCGACCTGTAAGGAATCGTTAGGTAGAGTTAGAGGTAAATTTGGTGGTAACTTAAAGACTCCAGACTCGGAACTTTCATTAGAATATGATTCTCTTTTAACTGAGGGTAAAGATGAAAAGTCTAAATTAGTCGAAGAACTACAATTACGGTTAGAGAGATTAAGACCTGACAAAATGTTAGAAAGAAGAGCTAGTGAAGCTGAAAACTTAAATAAGACATTACAATATAGACCTTTCACAGGACCATTTACGGCAATATAACATTAATATTATTTTATATAAAAAGGGAGACACTGTCTCCCTTTTTTATTGTTAAAATTTTAATGATTGTTGAGCCTTTGGTTTGACTACTTTAGGTTTTTGTTCCTGTAAGACTCTTTGTTTCAGAAACTCCTGACCACTATTAAGTATTTTAGGTGCGTCTTCGGTGAAGTCCACCAATAACTTACGGTTATTCTCAGTCGACTTAACATCAACCAATTCTAAAGTATTCTCCAAATACATATAATAAGGGTCGATACCAACACTTTTCCAAAATCTAAGTTCCGGGTCTGATAACGTTAGAACGTCTTCTAATGTGTCTTGGTCCCCATCTCTACGAGGGAACCCTCTAACTAACCCAGTTTGTGTTCTAGTAAAGTAAGGACGGTCATTAGGGTCCTCAACAAGAACTTCAGCTCTAATATCCTCAGGAAATACAACTAATAATGGTTCAATTTTTTTATTAAACGCCGCGACGTATCTCGGTACATTGTACTCCCCTATCTTATCTGGGTATTTTGTAATGTCAGTCTCGGGTATGAAGTAACAATTTAATTTAACTACGTCACCTTTCTTCTGAACATCTCCGTGTGATTTTCTCTGACCATTATTTACATAATATATTGTATCACCTAAACCCGACTTAATGTCGTGTTGTAGTAATAATTCCATATGTGCCTGTCGAGACATTAATGAGCCCGATTTCGTTCTCTTGAGTATGTGTTTTTTATATTCATCTAATGATTGCTTAACACGAGATTTATTCGCTATCTTAGATAATGGAATTTTACGTCCGTGAATTAGTTCGATGTAAGTATAATAATGTTCTAAGAAACCATGTCCGTCACCATCTAATAACATACGAAGACCTTTATCCAAAAATTCAGCAATATATGTTGGTAATTTTTTAGACTTAATTGAGTTACCTGTAAGTTTCACCTTACCCGTGTCAGTTAATAACGCATAATTCTTACGAGCCAAATTAATCGTTGCTGGCCATTGACCATCAGTGTCTAACCCCATCTCATCCCTCATGAAGATATCATTATACTCCGCAACGTCCGCTTCTGAACCAAAATATTCCTTATCGGTTTTCACTAACCCGTTTAATCCCTTACCGATATAGGTGTGAGAATCACGACCTTCAGGTACCGCAAAGTTTACCCCATCCGTATCCATCACTAATGGTTCGTAACCTCTTTCCATAAACCACATAAGCATCTGACGTAAATATTGTCGACCCGTACAGGTTATCTGTTCACCCATATCCATATCTCCCCATGGGAATACGTGAGGAGCCGATAGAGAACCGAAGAAAGCATTAATGAAAATCTTAATCGGTAGTTGTTTACGATTATATTGTGACGATAACTTAGGGTCAGACTCGTAGTGTTCTGAGGCTAAATGTTTATACTTTATACGTGTATCACGGAAATATTTTAACATTACCTTCATCACCCCAGTCACATCACACTTTGGAAAAATGTCGTGAACTAATTGGATTGATGGATATAGTGATGAATAATCTAACTTTAATACGTCTGTTGAATACCCTACCTGTAATAAACGTGATAATCCACCGGTAAATGGTCTTTTCTCACCTTTAGATGGAATCGCTAATCCGTGTTTGTATGACCACGACTGCATTATCATCTTCCATAATGTTGCCGTCCCCATCGTAGAAAGTCTCTCGTATGTGGTAGGGACCAATTTAGAAAGTAAAAAGTTAGCTTGGTTAAATTCCTCATCGACTACCATAGTCTCATATAAATCGTCGTCTAAGTACATTTCTATAATGTTCTTACCCGTTTTGATTTCATATTGATTTGGGAATCTCTGTAGTAAATTTTCAGTCCCAGGGTCACCTATTTCTTTATACCCTCCAGTGGTCGGGTTATAGTAATACTGACCATTATCGAAATATGTTTTACCAATCTTATCCCCCGGAACGTACACACGATTTTGTTTCTCAGCCTTAATAAACTGAGTAATATATTTCAAACTCCAACTTTTAATGTCTGAATTAATTGCTTGTGTTCTTCTAACCGCATGGGCAATGTCAATGATGTTATACCCCCACATCATAGTTTGGGTATAATCCTCCATTTCATTTGCCAACTTAAGAAATCCTTCTTTTTGTCTTAACGGTTTCTCAGGGTGAAGTGTCTTACTAATCTTCTTAATGTCTAACCCTAAAATCTCCGCTCGTCTAAGTATGAAAGGAAAATCGAAAAAACTTGAGTTATATCCCCCGATTAAAGTTGGTTTGATTTTATCAATACGATTAAAGAATTGTATGATAATCTCTCTCTCTTCATCCTCATTTTCGGCGGCTAATGATTCTTCATATCCTTTATTATCTTTTAATCCAATAAGGAAAATTTTACTATTCTCAGGTGAAAGACCGGTAGTCTCAATATCGAATACTAACCTATGTAGTTCATCGTATTCGTCGAACCCTTTAAAAATTCTTTTTTGTTTTTGAACTAAGAACATCTCTACGGGTGTCAGTATTGAGATGACATCTGAGTTGTCTCTATTCCATGGGTCCAATCCTCCCTGACGAAAGAAGTTAACTAAGTTAGAGTATGTTTTGGTTGATTTCACCATATAACGAAGTCCTTGTTCCATACGAACATCCCCCTTAGTATCTAAGGCCTCTATAGTTATCCCATTTTTGGTCATAGCAGTTTTCTGTTGGGCTTTTGACCCACCATAAAAGTTTTTTGCTCTAAGGTCTCCGACCCATGCAAATGGTGTAAATGTGTCTGTTTTGATTAATTTTCCCTTTTCAGGGTCCTGAATAATCTTATATATCTTGTTAGTTCTGTAGTCATATTCTAACGCTACGATATATTTTTCAGGGTCCTCACCTAAGAGGAACGATTCTACTTCTTCTGTACTTACCATAATGTATTGTTTTATCGTTTGGGACATTATCTCTCTGCAAACCCGCATAGATTACCCTTAACATTCAAGTACAAATGTAGTGAATACTTTCTAAACTATCAAATAATATTGATAATCAATTCTTCCTTAATTGGTAGTATTGTTTTTGTTGAGACCTCATAGTCGTCATTAAGAAATTCAATCGTAAAATAACCCTTAAAGGAACCAATCTTAGATGTGTCCTTCTCAGACCATTTATAGATAATACTATAATCCCCATTTTCTTTCGTTAGGAAACAAGGGGAGTTTAAAATTTTAAATGTTCCCTTATCGTCTTCCATTGTGAAAGTTATGATTGAATTCTCAATCCTGTCCTGAAACGGTTCTTTAAAGAATTTTTCGTCGTTATATAACGTAACCGCTAATACAGGTTCTTGTGAGTTTTTTTTTATAAAATGTTTCATATATGGTTAAATTTAACTATCCGAATCTTCCGACGACGGAGTTGTTATTAATGTGATTGTTGCGTCATCATTTGCGTCACATAATATTATGACTGAAAAGGATACAATTGATATTACGACACCATTCTCTATCGTTATAATAAAACTATCCTGAGTAGTACCTAATAAGTTATGATAGTCATAAAACACCCCTCTAATGTCACCATTAAAAGGTGTATGTGTAGATAATTGTGTTGTAATTCCCGACATTATCGATGAATCCCCAACGGATATTGACCCTTCACTATCGTCTGATACCGAATAATTTCTTTGTGATAAGCTCTTGTCATATCCATTAACATTGGTACTGACAATACATCTTATGTCACTATCACTATACCTCCATTCCCCACCAATTTTGGATGAGAAGTCGTGCTCCACAACTACTAATTCGTTCATTACGTCACTAAAAAAATACTTATTAATTAGAGTATAATAACTGCCGTTGGTCGTAGTTGTCGATTCCGTTGTTGTCGTTGTAGTTGGGGTAAATATAATATTAACCCATCTATCCGATTTACTTAATATTTCGGTGGATGGTCTGGTAGTAGAATTTGTCTTTGACTTACCACCAGAATTCACTCTCACGGTTAAATCACTTTCACTATTCGACAACCTCGAAGATTTGTTTGGGTTTTTACTCATTTTAATTATTTTAGATTTTTGGGAAGTTGGGTCTACAACCCTCTGAAATACAATCGTTAATTCCGTATTCAGTTTTTAAAATCCCATAATTATGCCTTATTTCCATAATTTCCAATGGTTCGGAATGGAATCTCCCTCTTGGTTGTAACCCCTCGAAGATTCCTACCATATTATAATCGTCCGATAATCTATAATCGTCCGAAAACCCCCATCCCTGTACGAAATCAATGACAGGTGGCGTATTTTTGGTTATTCTAGTGATGATATCCTCGTATTCCGATATCGAACCATAAAGTAACCCATTAACATATATTTTAAGGGTTCCCATTCTCTCAGAGGTACTCTCAATAAATTTAGTATCTAATGCAGAACACATACCTTGTAGTATATTACCGTCCCTCTCAAAAACAATTGTCACAAGAAAATCAGACTCATCATTGGAACAAACAGGTTTATTGAATTTATGTTCAAAAACATACTCACCCTTTGTTGGTTCTCCGTTACAATCATAACATTCCTCCATATATCTAACCGAACGAACCACAATACTCTTATTTTCGTCAAACGCAAAAACTAAGTTATTATGTAGGTAATCCGTTTTATGGGTCTCACTATTATCTTCAACTAACACCCCATCTTCATAAACATCTCTCAAACCGATGTGGGCGGCACCTAAATAATAGAACACACTTAATGGTCCCGTAGGTATGTTATTAAAATTTAAAACAGTTTCGATAGACCACCCATTAGGTAGTATATTATCGAATAGACTCTTACCGGGTCGTCTAAACTTATATCTAAAGAATTTACCATTATCGTAACCGAACTCCCCCAATATGTTGGTGGTTAACGGCTCAAGTGACGAATCACTTAGGTAAATTAATTCCTTATTGTTTGGGTTAACATCCACCGATAGGTGATTGTTAACTAGTGATGTACTATACAATAAATCCATATTTGTTATATTTTTTACTTGAGGAGTGACATCATAAAAATATCCTCGGTTAAGTTTTAAACCTAACTGAGAACCAGAATTGTGATATTTATTAGTTATACTCATTACTTTAATAAATATCTTCAAAATTGTTTGATATTTATATAAAAACAAATTTTATCTATGGACCAAAGAATAAAGGACTTAATTTTCGAAAAATTCGAGTCTAAAAAACAACAAAAATACTTCTACGCTCAGTGTAATGACGATTCTTTGAGTAAAAAGGAGAAAACCAAATGGTGTGATATGGCTAGTGAATTTTCTAAAGAAACTAATTTTAAAACGTTACCGGAAAAGTCAGTTGAGACAGATATTGAAGAAATTGTCGACTTCGACGGTTCAATACCATCATCAAAAATACCTAAAAACGTAAGAGTTGTAAGTACAACGGCTAGAAAAACGTCAAATATGACCGCAAAGTCAGCTAGACAACCACCTTTTCAAAGTGGGGATTATATGAGGAGATATTGGGGTGAGGCCGAAATGGATGATGCATTAGGTTTCGAAGATACTATGGACGCTAATAAAACTTATGAGGAAGCTTTGGCTCACTTCGTAAATGAATTGGGGTTTGATGAGTTAGATGCTAAAGAGAGACTGGAAAAAATGGGTTATATCCCGAATAGTGAAAGTAAGGTGAGGATTATCGAACGTATCTCAAAAAAACAAATCGATGAGTATGTGGACCAACTACTTAAAACAAAAACTAAGTCTTCCGATATTATGAACCCTAAGGTGGAAATTGAGGAGATGGATGATAATCCAATACTAGATAGAAAATTAAAATACTTAATGGATTTGTCCGACGAGGATAAAAAATACATTATGAATAAATTAAGTAATTAATGAATAGTCAGTTACAACATAAGAAATTCGCAATACCGAGTAGGATATTAAGTCACTTAAATGACACACTTAAACGTATGAATCACGTTAAGGGTGTTGGTATGAAGAGATTACGTAGACTGGTCGAGGAAAAGAACATGACATACCAACAACTTAAAAGGTTAGTGTTTGATTTTAAACAATTAGACCCTAAGGTCGATGTGGACTCTTATTCCTTAAATGGTGGTGATGTCATGAGTAAATGGGTAACCGAAACATTGAATCAAGCTCGAAAGGAAATTGAACAACAAAAGAAGTCAGCTCGAAGAGCCGCGGACCTTACCCCCGGTAAGAAAAACGCATATAGAAAATCACACACGAAAGACGGTATTGCCGGTGAGATAGATATGAGTAGACTATCGGAAGAAATTAAAAGGTCGTTAAAAATAATGAATAGATATTTATAATAAAAGACAATTATGCCAAGCACTAACGAAACATTAACACAAATAGGTGACGCTCAAAGAGCGGCTCTAATGTCATCGAACGAATACGATGGTACCATATCTGACGAATATAATTCAAATCACCCAAATGCGAATTCGGATGGTGATGATAAGGGTAAGGGAGGTGACGATAAGGTTGGTTCTCAAACCGACATATTAACTAGACAAAATATCGTAGCGTTTAATACGTTTAACGCTTCAAACGCGTATGGGGTTTCACATCCTAATGCTATCTCCGATGGGGATAATAAAGGTAAAGGTGATAATGGTACTATCGGAGGAACAACCGATATACTAACTAGGTCTCAAAATACAAACACTAACGAATTCGGAGAAGGAAACCAATACCCAAACTTTTAATGAAACTATTAGACTCACTTAGAAAGATAATAATTAAAGAAGCCGTTAGTCGTGACGCACTAGCAAATTCAATTCGTAATCGAAAGGTGATTACAATTTACTATGCTGGTGACCAAACAATTAATAAAGGTTATCGTGAGATAGAGGCAGTCGCTATGGGACCACACATTAAGTCGGGTAACGTAGTTGTTAGAGCGTGGCAAGTAAGGGGTTCGTCAGACACTCCTGAAAATAGACCGGGATGGAGATTATTTAGATTAGATAAAATTAATAGTCTTTCCCCAACCACTGAAACCTTCGAAACTGCAAGACCGTACTTCAATCCTACGGGTGACAAACATATGTCTTCAATATATGAGATTGCAAAGTTTGACTAATTCAAAAAGTTTACTATTTTTACTAAAAACAAGATTATGAAAGGATTCGAAACACTAACTAACTCATTAATAGCGGCAAGACAAGTCATGAATAAAGTAGATAATAAGTCTTACACTACGGGTAATGTCGATATCTCTAAATTAGATGGTAGTGCGTTAGAATCTAAGGAACCTTTATCTTCAGTTCCAAATCAGAGACCAGTTGGGGACGTAATGTCAGAAGACAGAATTAATAGTTCTAAATTACCTGAAAACATTAAGAAATTAATGTTAGAAAACCCAATACCTACGGTGGACTTCGGAAACGAATTACCGTCAGGGTTTATAGATGAGGTAGCTAAGAAAATGAAACAACAATCTCAATTCGGAGCTGGTGCTCAACAGGTAACACAACAACCAACACAACAACCAACACAACAACCAACACAACAACCAACACAACAACAACCAATACAGGAACAAAGAAATCCACAACAATCTTCAGTTCTTAACGAAGATTTAAAGTCATTTATC